GATTGCCACGGCCAATTTTGCACCATGGGTTTTAAATGTACTATTTTTGGAAAATCTAATTCATAAGAAATTTGATCTTGAATGTCTAAAATTTTTGCTGCTAATGCAAATGCTTCATCAGTACCAACTATGCTTGGTCGATGTTTTAAATATAAATTAGCAAACACATCTTGATTTTTTATAATGTATCTACCCATTGAAAAGAATTCCGACGACATATCATTTTTTTTGAAAAAAGTATAAAAACTATAAAGGTCTGGTAAGTTAGACTCAACAAATGTTTTTCTATAAAACCGATTGGTAACAATTTCATCACGGTAGGTATACGACTTGTTACAGACATACAAATCAGTGTTTTCAATAAAATAATCTATCCAATGACTATAGTCTCTTAAAAATAACATATCTGCATCAAGACATACTGTATAATCAAAAGGAGTTAAGTGATCCATCCAACTACGGCCATCCCAACCATCCTCTTGTCCCCATTCGATAACATAATCAAAAACCCAGGCAGAGTTTAATTTTTTTAAGAGACTAGGATCATCAATAACTAATGCAACTTTATCGTATCCCGGCTTTTGCGTGTGTTTAATACTCAATGCCAGTGCATATCCTAACTTTAAATAATCTGTGTTCTGAGATGTTTTAACAAATAATAGATAACCAAAATTCATATTAACCTCATTAAAGAATCTGCGTGTCTCAAAATGCTCTGCTTATTCATTATGTGTATATCAGTGTTCTGCACTGTAGACGCTATATAATCTCCAGAGTTTTCAAAATCTGTTGTTATAGTTAGTTTTCCTTTGCGATCTACGTCAATTAGTACATCTTGATCAAATACTGTTGTTAATGGGGGCAGTGTATAGGATTGTGTAGTTTCAAAGCCGTTGATAATATGTTTTGCTACACTGAACGCTATGTCATTTCTGTATTGTCTAGAATCAAATCTAAAAAGATCTGCAAAATAAGCATAGTTGTCTCTGATATATTCGACCAATTGAAAGAAAAATTTACTTTCATTATTTTTTTTAAACATCACAGTAGTAGCCCAAAAAAGATGTATGCCTGTTTCAGAAACTTTCTTATCTAAAATTCTTTCGCGGCCGCCTCGTAGGTCATTCATGCTTTCTGCTATCATTACACTCGAGTCAATATCCCAGTATTGATTTAACTGATCTGAAAAAATTAAAAAATCAGAATCTATCAACAGTGTGGTATCGTAGGGCGTTAGCTGCCAGGCAGTGCATCTATTAGAATTTATAAATGGAATTGTTTGAGAATCAAGCCCGTCGTGTAGTTTACGATTATTTGTTGTATAGGGGAGGTCTATTGATATAATCTTGTCAAAGATTTTTTTAGCTTTTGTAATTGTTTTTGATTCTTTCATCCAGGCAAGTGTGCCTGTATCTGCTACCAAGGACACAGGTACTTTAAGATGTTTTTTTGCAAGGCCGCCTGCAATTGTGGCCAGCATACCATAGTCTACGGCTGTACTGTTATGAGCAAATATTAAAACACCTTTAGTCATAAATCCAACAATTTTTCAACTGTACGACTTTTTTTGATCTTTTCATATTCTTTCAAATATTCAAAGGTAGCGGTAAAATATCTATCTAAAATTTCACTTTGAAATTTTACTAAATCATCAACTAATACAGGATTGTCATTGGCATCAATTAACGGAACATCAGTAGTTCTTTGTTTTGAAATCAGTACTTCTACAAATGCAATTAGGGATCTATCAATTTTAAAGATGCCGCCATTATACCCATAGGTAAGTTTTGAATCAATTTTTTCTTTGAGTGTTTTTCTTTGTATTGCCAGTGTTTCTCTAAACTTTGCAAAATCCAAAGCCTTGCTTAATCTATCGTCCATTTACTTCCCCTGGTTAAAGTAGCAGTTTATTTATATGCTACTTTAAAGGTCAAGTATAAATTAGGATCCTGTGATAGCTGTTGCAGTATACAACGGTCGTGTTACAGTCCAGACTGGCTGTATTGCCGGAGGGCTTACTGTTGGCAACAGTGAAATTCCAGAAGGGCTACCAGCATACTGTTCATCTACATTAAGAGTAACGGTTCCTTGTGCAAGATCGCCTGGAGGAGGGCCACCCGGATCTGTGTATCCGTCATTCCATTCGAATCGAAACACTATAGACGTTGCAGTTACTGAGGATGTAGTGCAGCTGCCACTAGCTACTTTAACCCGAAGCAACCATTGATTAGATGCATACGGAGCCGAACTTACACCAGTATACCAAGTCTGGAATGAAGTAGTAAGATTATAAAAATTAACTGCACCTGAGCCACTCGATATGGCTCCAAAACTTTGTGTGCCTGCATTAGATAAAGTATTTTGCCAAACTGTATTTTGTGAGTTTGCCAGCGAAGGAACAAAGCTACAAGAAAATCTTATCCTTCCTCCTGAATTGAAAAAATATCTCATAGCAGAAGAAGATGGCCATGTCACTGTAATTTCATTACTAATCGAACTACTCCACCCTCCAACATACGTTGGGGACGTTAGAGTGGAGCCTGTATAACTAGTTTGTGCTGCTGCTAACGAATAATACCCGCTGCCTATATTAAATCTGTTTGCAATTGCCTGATCTGATATGGTTTCATATTGAAATATTGGACTGGTAGCCGAATAGTTAATTACGTCTCCCACGTTTGCTGTGGTTATTGTTGGAGTTGTTCCGTCCTGGTGTAACTTGGCATTTAAAATATCAAATCGTAAATTGTCAAACTGCGATTTAGTTATTGTGGTTACTGCCGATACCCCTGCAACAGAGCTAGTAGTCTGATTGTACCCAAAAGACAAGTCCGTTGATCCGGAACTGGGATTGGTTCCTCCTGCACCCATAACTGCAATAATTTTATCACGTATTAAGTTATAATCATTTGCTGATATTGTTGATCCAACTGCTGCCATTTTTTTTCCTTATAGTACTAACGCTTCGACGATTTTTTCATTTTCGTTTGAATTATGTTCTAGTGATATTGCAAAACAATTGATCTGACTGTGTATCATAGATAGATCTTTACAAACTGTAGCTCGGCCGCCATCTGCAGCAATTAATCTATCACCTTTTTTTACTGCTCCTATAACCTTCATAGGAACACGCCCCTTTAACGCTATATATATCCCGTTTTCTAATTGACTATTCATCATGAATGCCGGGTTTCCTGAAACAGCACCAATAGCTCTATCTCCAGTTTTACAGGCTGTAACTTCCTTATTACCGCCAATAGACACCACGGTTCCAATACCATATGCATCGGAATCAGGAAGATATTTTTCTGCTAGGTCGGCATATTCAGCAGCAGTAGCTGTTCCTCTAAATTTTACAGCAAATATATCTCCTGAACCATTTCTAGCAGGTATAGTATCAGCGGTAGCCGCAATAGCTGTGGCTCTATATGTGGCCCCTACTAATAATTGATCAGCTTTATCAGCCGTTCCCGTGAATCTAGTTGCAAGAATATTTCCAGATGAATTTCGTATTGGTATGGTGCTTGGTGTTGCAGCTTCAGCTGCTGAAACTCCGGCCAATGTTGTTGCCGAAGTAGAACTGCCTGTGATACTTCCAGTGACATTTCCTGTAATATTTCCAACAAACGACCCTGAAAATACCTTTGTAGTAGAATCATATGCAGTGGTGGAATCTGTTGCTATCAAATTTCCCTTGTATGTTCCTGCTGTATGATCTATTAATACTGTGGTGCCATCTGATTTTAATAAATTACCTTGTAGATTTCCATAAAACTTAGTAGCATAAACTTGTTTCCAAACTAAAGAAGATTGTCCTAGTTCAATAGTTCCGGTAGTTACCGGATACACTCCGGTTTGATTTATCTTAGATACATCAACAAATGTGTCTAATGTTTTAATTCTAAAAGTTATGTCTTCGCCTAATTGATTTTCAATAATAGGTCTGTTTCCATCGTCAACCCATATACGCAGATCATTTTGATCACCTATAGTAATTCCTGAATCAGAAACAGAAAGACCACTTTGAAAATTTGCTGCACCTGATTTTACAAAGTCGGCTGCGGCAAACCCTCCTAACTTAGCTGCATTAGATGCTGTACCCCAGAAGAAGTGAGGTGTCGATGTAACTCCGGTTGTAGCGTTTGTATTAACTAGAGTTATGCCTTTCTTAATCAACGAAAATCCAGTAATTGGAGTAGTTGAATTTAATGTAAAATCGCTGGCTGCACTAATAATTGCTATTACTTCGCCTTCTGAAACCAGTTTAAGTATAGAATGATTGACATTGTCAATGCCTTTGACAGTGTCTTGAACTGCTGCGGCCTCGCCTACTGCGGGACTAGCTGCTGGGCCAACTAAAATAAATTCTGTTCCGTTCCACGTTTTTAACTGTTGAGAACTAGTATCCCACCAAAAGTCTCCAGTGGTTAATCCGGATGGCGCTGTTGTTCCAATTTCGGAACCGCTTGCAGCTCTAAATTTAGAACCATCATAAAATTTTAATTTTTTATTAGCACTGTCAAACCAAATTTGTCCAGGTATAACCTTGGGAGGAGCAGTGGTATTTGCAAAATTTTCTAAGAGATGTAGAAAATTTTCGTTCTGTACTTCGCCGTATCCGGTGTAATTTTTACCAACAAACCGTAGATCAGTTGTGGTATCAATCGTTCCGTCGCCCACTGATACAAGAAAAGTACCGTTAAATTTATCTACTTGATATGCCATCCTAGTTACTCCACATTATTTAAATATTTATCAATTACCCTAGACCCACTAAGACTTCAATAACGCCCTCTTCGCCGTCAAAATCTTCTAGAGATTTTCCTATTAATGAGCCAAGAAGTGGATTTTGACTTGATTCTGCATATCCGTTGCCGGCACTTATCATAAGATCTCCTTTAGAAATCTTACCTTTAACTTTGCAAGGAACTCGTCCTTGTAACGCTACAGCAAGTACATACTTACCCTGACATTTATCATTCATTAAATATGCAGGATTTGTTGAAATTATCCCGGCAATTTTTTTACTGTGTTGACTGGCTATGGTTATTTCGCAGCTGCCGCCTATCTCTACTACTGAACCTGCTTCATAGTTGTTGTCAGCTAGGTAGTTTTCTGCAAGATCCGCATATTGCGCCGATGTAGCAACTCCACGGAATGTATTTGCTCCAATGTCAATGTCTTTGTTTGATACCCATTTATCGCCTGTTGTTGCATATGTAAAAGATGCAAAACTACCGTCAATGATTACGCCTGCGCCGTTTGCTGCGGAAGAATTCAATGAGCCTGCACCAAGTGTTAGTGTCTTATCTGCTATTGTTACGTTTGTAGAGTTAACAAAAGTTGATGTTCCTTGGATTGTAAAATCACCGGTTAAGATCAAATCAGCACTTATGGTTATAGTACTCGATCCTGTAGTAGGCATTAAATTACTAGCTTTAACTAAACTACCATTAAATTCGGTAGCATAGATTTTATTCCATGGATAATCTGGTAATCCTAAATTGATCGTTCCGTTTTTAATTTTAGAAAAGGCCGGAAATGCATCACCGCCAAAACTAACGGCCGCTGCCGAAGTTAAAAATCCAATACCGGGATTATTCTGCGCTTGAGGAGAATCATTAATCTCAAAATTTAAACTGCTATTTTGTACAGTGGATTCAATAGTTGGCGTATTTGAGTCGAGATACAATCTCAGTTGATTGTTTGAACCTACTTTTACACCAATTTCTCCTGTTACTAGTTCATTTAGTGTGCCTATAGACGTTAAAAAACTTGTTGTAACGTTGGCCGGAATAGCTGTTCCTGTAAGTGTATTGGCTGCTGCTGGAACTGTTATGTTTGCGGTGCCGTCAAAAGGTACGCCATTAATTGTTCTTGCTGTTTCTAATTTAGTTGCTGTTCTAGAATTGCCACTGATACTACGTCCTATAATTTCATTAGCTTCAATTATATTAAAAAAACTTGTGCCTGTAGCGGTAATAACATTACCCGAAAGATTACCTATAAAATCTGCTGTAATTCTTCTAGCGGAAAAATCTCCGGCACTATCTCTAGCAACAACCTTACCTATGACGTTATTTGGAGTAGCGTCGACTCCCCAAGTTCTCTCAACTGACCCGTCAAAATTTGAACCAGTAAGATATGTACCTCTTATCAAACTATTAGTAGTGCTGGCCTTTACTGTAATATTTGTACTGCCGTTAAAAGGTACGCTATTAATTGTAACGGTGTTAGCTAGGCTGGACGCTGTTTCAGCGTTTCCTGTTACATTTCCTATTAATTTTGAATTTTCTGGAAGATTTATTCCACGCTGTATATTTAAAAATCCTGGTAAATTTTCTGAGGTGTTAATGACAAAATTATCATAGGAAATGATTGCTATACAATTATTATCAATATACAATAATGATGCGGGATGATTGTTACCGTCAACATCTTTTATAGCTGCACTTTGAAGTTTGGTTTTATTATATCCTGTTACTCCCTCTGGTCCAATAAGCTCCCATGCTGAACCGTTGCTAATATATAACTGTTGACTATCTTCTTTGTACCATAGTGATCCAGGAATAGGACTTGTTGAAGCGGCGTCGACAGCAACATTTGGAGCAGTATTTGAAACAGTGGCTGCACCAGTTGGCGCCCATCCAGAACCACTATATGCATACAGCGTTTTTGTAGATGTGTTGTACCAAGTTTGTCCAGCAATTGGTCTAGCGGGGGCTGTTGCATTAGCAAAATTTTCTAACAAAAACAAAAAATTTTCATTAAAAACTTCGCCGTATCCTGAATAGTTTCTTCCTACTAAACCGATACTGGTAGAGACATCTAGTGTACCATCCTCTAATACGGTTAATCTTGGCCCGCTAAATTTATTAATTACATATGCCATTTATTTGCTCCATTATACAAATGCTTCGGTGATATAGGTCCATACTCCACTGACTATTTGAAATTGTTTTATAATACGAGGTGAAACTTGAACTACTGGGGCAGGAACTGTTATTGATCCAAATGCTACATTTGTCACCGCAGGAGCAGAACTAGGGGCTAACGAATCTAAAAATAAACTTGTACTAATTATTTTTCCGGCTTCAACGTCAGCTGTTGATGCAGCATTAGTTAAGGTAGTACACAATATTCTAGCAACAGTACTTTCTTCGTATTCGTTAACTGGGGCCAACACACTTAAAATATTTTCTATTCCAGTATTTGTAACTCCGTCACTGGTATCTAAACTGAATGCTAAAGATCTTGTTCTAACAAAATTTAACACATATTTTTTATTAACAGACTCTGATAATTCAGTAGCTGAAAGCGTAGGACTTGCAGGTTTAGTACCGGTAGTCTCAGTTGTTTGCAATGGAGCACTTTGACTGGTTGTTGCCAGTCCAGTTATTAGCGGAAACCCAACATCTGTTTGCGTAGAATACGTTGCACCCGTAATTCGTTTTAAAACTATATTACCCGTGCCGTTAGGAGTAATTTCTATATTACCGTTTATATCCACTGAGGACAATCTGTTTTGTTCAAATCTTAAAATAGGTGTAGCTACAGACGGACCAATTTGTACAAAAACTTGCGGACCAAAATTATTAAGTCCCGGAGCACTTGTGATGCCTGTGCCTAAACTAGTAGAACTAATTACAGTAACTCCGTTGATCTTAAATTCTTTACTGCCAGTGAGATTTATGTGTTCGCTGCTATTCCAGGCATCGTTGGATTCTACTCCTGGTACCGCACTATCATATACCCATACAAATTCTTTGTCGTCATTACCTTTTAAAATAATTCCGCCACCATTAGCGTAGGTATCGCCGTTGTAGGAGCTGTCTCCGGTTTCACCAAGAATAATTAGTTTATCCTCTACCAGCAATTGAGAAGTTTTGACTGTGGTCAATGATCCGTCGTTGATTATAACACTACCATTAACAGTAAAATCGCCTACAACATTTAAATTTCCGCCAACTTCCACAGTGCTGGATGTTTCATTGGGATATAATTGCACTGTTTGAGAAGTTGCATTTATTACTATTGCATCTTGAGAAACATCGTTGCGTCTTACAGTCAGTGTTAAATTTTTATTGTTTGCAATGTTAGCAAGTTTTATATTTCCAGACTGTACTACCAATTGACTTTGATTGGCATCACCTACTAGTAAGGCTCCTGTAATACTAAGTGTTCCATCAATTTCACCTGAAGTGTCACTTCTCACATAAGATGTTGCTGGTTGATTGCCTAATTTTTCTGAGTTTGTTGAGGTGACAACAAATTTTATTCCAGACGTAGGGGATTGATTAAAACCGGGGACTATTTCTCCTGTGCCGTAACCAGAAATTTCTATTTTTGGAAAGAACTGATCTTTAGAAAAAATTCCTAATAATACACCATTTATATACAATGAAGAAATTATACGTGTTTGATTTCTGTCATCTAGTATACTTGACACTCGAAGATTACTTAATCCTTGACTTTTCGAATAGTCCGGTCCTAATAAAATTAAGGACAGTCCGTCATAAAAAAACAACTGTTTGTTTGTGTTGTCAAACCATAGATCGCCAATGGCTAGATCTGTGGGTTGTATTTCAGATATTGTAGCACTACTTACTGGCTGAAATGCTGTGCCGTTATATACCTTGAGTTTTAATTCGTTAGTATCAAACCACACCTGACCTCTTATTGGTTTTGTTGGTACTGCTGTTCCAGCAAAATTTTCTAATAGTTTGACAAAATTTTCATTTAATGCTTCGCCGAAGCCGCTGTAGTTTTTTCCGATCAATGTCAAATCGGTTTTGATTTCATCTACTTGGCCGTCAGCAACTGTGGCTAAAATCGATCCGTCGGTTTTGTTTATTGTATATGCCATTTTTCTTTACCTTAGAATGCTGGGGGGCCAGATCGAATAATATAGTTTAGTGTTAAGAACGGATTCATAACACTGAAAGGACTCGACAAGGTTTCCGATGTTTTAATTTCACCAGATGTCGGAAGATATTGCATTTGGCCAGGAGTAGTTGGGCCTTTTTCTAAGAAAGATCCGGTATCAAGTGGGGTGCCGCTACTAGTCCTTACCGCATAGTACTGTTGGCCGGTTGATCCGCGTAAACTGTGATCATGCTGGGGTAGATTTTTTATGTCTAAACTGGTGTCTGATGCTCCTCCAGAACTGCCTAATGTTTGAGCTTCTATGCCGTCTACTCGACCAGCAGGTCCTGGTATTTGACCTTCTGCTGTTCCTCCTGTGATCAAAGGAACCAGACCAGGAATTACTCCATCGGTCTTGTTGTTCATATTATCACGTCCTAGAGCAAATCTACCTCTAAGATCTGGTAGCTTAAATGTCTGGAATCCGATTGACGTAGCACCATAGGAGTCACCTATAATATCATATAGGTCTGGATATTGCCCAATTTGAACCTCTCTACCATCACACAATAAATAACCGGAAGGAACTGTAGCACCTGCAAAAGGAAAAAGGGCACCAATTGGAACAGCAGCATCTTGTAAAAAGTTTTCTTTACTTGCCTTAAACAGACCTGCAGGACCACCTATCACAGAAGGAATTGTTCTAAGCATGATCACCTGATCATTTTTATCGTCAGGATATCTAACTGTGGGAGCTAACGTCTGTCCACTTATAATTTCACTAGTCAACTGTGTTACCAGTGTAATGGTTCCTTCAGTGCCTGTAAATGTTACTGGCGCAGAAGTCACTGCACCTGTAGTTCTAAAATCAGTTTCAAATTTTAAATTTGTAGCTGTTTGAGCATTACCTGTAATATTTCCATTTAGAATACCAAATAAATTTTCTGAAAACAAATCTTTAACATAGACACTTTTATATCTATTAGTTACAGAACTTCCTAATGAGTATGTGTCGTTGACTGCTGGTCGGACATTTGATGTAGTAGTAGTACCCGATACATTTAAAGTAGTTCCTACTAAAATATTTTTAGCTACTGCTATACCGCCAGCTGTTCTTAACGTTCCATTTCCAAAATTTGTACTTTCTGTAGTATTTGTTAAAATTAATGAACCATTAGCCTGTATATTTCCACTAACATCTAACGCTTCGTCTGGTACTAGTTTATTAATTGATACTTTGTTTTCGATAATACGTAAAACTGTTTGCGGAATACCTGCTTGATTAGTTTGAAAATCAATACTACTACCTGGAGACGAATTAAAAATTTTACTAGTTCCACTTGAAACACTAAAACTAAATGTGCCGTCAACTCCTACTGTAAGACCCTGATTGTTGCGGATATTAAATGGTTGCTCTGTGGTGTTTATTGTGTCTGTTCTTAAAAATTTTGTTGCTGAAATTTCTGAACCTAATATGTTTAAAGAATCAGAATTTAATGCTGATCCGTAAAATTTAGGAGATAAACCGCCTTCACCTATGTTGTTATTGCTAGTAAGATTTACACCCGATTTAATTACTGGAAACCCAGATATGGATACCTTCGGAGTAAATGTGTCTTTGCTAATAATAGCTACTGGGGCATCTTCAACATAAAAAATAACTACAACTCGAGTAACGTTAGTTGAATCTACAATCTCTTCTACTAAAGGTCCGCTACGCAGCCCTGTTGAAAATTCTGGGCCAACTAAAATCCATCTATTTCCGCTGAATACATATAACTGTTGGTTGTTTGTATCGACCCATAACTCGCCGGTTTGAGAAAGTTCTAGAGAAGGAGCTGTATTAGATTTTTGTATATTACTAGCGGCTTTCCAACTTGTTCCGTCATATACCAGTAGTGTCTTATTAGTTGTATTGTACCACAACTGACCTTGTATTGGATTTACTGGCTCTTGAGACTCATCGTTGGCAAAATTTTCCAGCAGTTTTAGAAAATTTTCTGCTATGTATTGGCCATAACCTGTGACATTTCTTCCAGGAAATATTAGACTTGTTTCGGTATTGTTAGTACTGTCATTTACAACTATCGGCGGAACGTCATTATTTGAAAAATTAACATTATATGGCATACTTAGACCTCATTGAATCCAGTTAAACTTTGTATACGAATTGTATAATCTATTTGTAGAAGTCTATTCAAAGATTTCTGCACAGGGTGAAAAACCACGTGGGTTAATAATTTTCCTGCACCGGTACTGCTGTAAGATTTTAATCCCAGTTCGTCAAATATAAAATTTCCAGACAATGTTTGACTGTTGTCAAATGCTTCTTGACCGTCTGGTTCTCCATAGTCTAACAAACACGAAATTAAAATATCTGTATAAGTTGCTCCGCTAATATGCCTAACTTCCATTTTATTTCTCACTGGGTCTGTGTTAGCTGTAGCATTTTGATCAACTATTTTTTGATAGGTCTGATTGTATAATCCTGTATTTGTTCCAACAGTATTAGGGGTCAAATATGCAATTAATCCAGTAGGATCCACTGTAGTTCCACCGGATCCAAAAACCATTTCATAAATTATGCCCTGGCCTTGATTACTGAGAGCCTGAGCCAATGCTATGCTGATATTTTCATAGTGAATGGCATTTCTTTTATCAATGAATATTTCCTCCGTTTCAGGATCAAATATCTTGATATGGCCTTCAAAATGGAATCCTCCAACTTCGTTGGGGGTTTTAGGCGTATTATTTTGAGGCTGTTGCATAGGGGTTTCTGTATTGTTCATAGTGTATTTATTCTGGCAATTCCGTTACCTTTTGCTTTAAGAATGTTGCAATAGGATTAGTATTTTCAGTTATTGTTACTCCGTTGCTAGCTGTGGTTTCTCCCCGATCATACCAGGTAGATCCTATTCTTCTTATAATTGTTATGCGAGTACCAGCATTTACTGGATAGGTTAATCTTACGTAATTTGAAAGTCCGTCAACACTGAATTCCGCTGGCAAAATTTCATTAGAAGTCTGACTACTAGATCCGTTGATTTCAGTATATATTGTGACAGGGTCTTTTTTAAGTCTGATTCCGCCAACAAATACTTCTATTTCATCGCTCGGCCCATATGTAGTTGGAATAAGAGGTTGACCAGTAACTGGGTCTATGCCCCCTCTATTCCAGGTTGTTCTGGCTCCTTGGTTAGGCACAAATGTCAGCGGTCCAACCAATGTGGTACTACCGTCACTGATAAAGTTGGTTTTTTCTTGTTGTTCCCTGTAAGGAATGTTTTCTGACAGTCCAACATTTATCACATAACTGTTAATTTCGTGAACAGTTTTTATTGCTGTCCCAAAACTACCCCTTCTTAATTGACTTAAGGTATTGCCGGATTTGATAAAATATTCTATTTTTTCTCCGTTGATTTCTATTATTCCAGGAATATTACGTGCAGATACTGGATTGTCTAATTGCGAAGCATCAGTAACTTCGATAGATTGATCATAGTAATTGAGATTTTTAGACAGCTTTATGTTGTTATCAATTGAATATCGTTTGTAATGATGAACATTCAGCATGTCTTTAAAAATTTCATATGCTTGAGGTTTTTTGTAAATTACTGATCCAAATTGAATTATTCTAATCTCGTCTGTTAGCACAGTTGTATCTTTTATATAAACCAACAATCTTGATAAAGACACTGAATAATCTTGTCCGCTGGTTAATCTTATTCCATTTTTATAAACCCATACATAACTGCTGTTAACCGGTTCTCTTGCCAGTTTGTAATGACTTTTTCCTCCCGTGTATTGGTCTGAAATAATATCCATAGTTGGATATTCTGAGAACCAAGTTACTGTAAGAGTATCGCCTTCATTAATTGTAACTGCGCTAGAAATTTCTATATTATTATTTGTAAATGAGTATTGTGTTCTTACATCATTTTCAATTTTTATTGCATCCCCTAAAGTTAGGTATTGTGTAGAAATTGTAACTGTTGCAGTGATACCATTATAGGTGTAGGCCACCAAGAACGGCAATAGTTGATTATTGACATATACTTTAATATTATTAGAAGTAATTGTACCAATGGCTTCTTCTGGGTCTAGGCCAAGTACAATCTGATTATTTGTTCCATCATATATTTCATACGAGGTGTCAACTCCTTTTAACAACACATTATTCAACTCAACTATTGCAGAGCTTTTTACAGAATTACGAGATAAGGAAACAAAATAATCAAGATCATAGCTTCTTGTACTTCCGTCAACTGTTATAATTTGTCTGTTTGTTCGAATTATTGATTGTAAAGAACTATCAGTATCCAGAGCAGCGCCAAGACAGATAATTTTTACAGATTGATTAAATTCTGGTTTTTCTGCAAACTCTACTAGAGTCTTGTTTCGAACTCCTAAGATGTCTGTGCTATTTACAAAACCTGTATCAATTTGATTACCGTCAACTGTGACTACTATAGACTGTGTGTCTTGATAATTTGCTTTTGTTAAAAAATACGATGTGTCGCCGTCTGCAATAAATTCTTGATAGTCTAATATTTCAACACCACCAACACCTATAGAAACAATTTCTATTAGTGAATTTGCATCTGGAGCTGTAACAAATTCAACCTGGTTAGTAGTAAATGCTATACTATAATCAATACTGCTGTCTGTTGCTAAAATTCCTTGTCGAATTTTATCAACATAAACAATTACTGATTGTGAATCAATTACTGATAACCCTATATCATAAACTCTAGTAGAACCGTCTGAAAAATATCTAGTTGCATTAATTGGTGCTGCGCCTTGTTTATTAATACTGAAAACTTTTATACTGATACTTTCTAATACCTGTCCAGGAACATTTTCTTCTGTAGCAGGTACTTGATCAGGTGATATTAATTTTCCGCCATCTATCTGTATTTCCTCTGCTAGTGTTCCTAGTGCAGTTGAATATGCTCCGGCAATAGTATTAGGTGATATTTTAGTAGCCCCAGAAACTAACGAATACGTTCCTCCACTTATTGCAGTATCAATAATATTAGGATCGTTAATTGTTACAGTACCGTCACTTTCAAAATCTCTAAATATTAATAGGTCGCCAGGATACGTGGCTAGATAGTCTTCAAGATTAATTATTTTTGTTACACCGTCTCCGATAAATGTTGGCATTAAAACACCAGGAAGTGGTGTTTTTCTACCGTTGGGTTGAACAGTGCTACCGTCATAAAGATTAAAGTAAGGATCGTCAATTCTAATTATAGGATTATCTAATACAGGCTGTTCGTATACAACAACAGGCGACGTTGCTGTTCCCAGTGTGTCAATAGATCCAGATATTGGTGATCCAGCACGTTTTAAGTAGATAGAAATTCGTTGACCGTTTCCTGGGGCTGTTGGCAATTCTACAAAGTTAGTGCTACCATCAGCTTCATTTAATACAGGATAGTAAAAATCTTTGTTTGATTCTACGCTGTCCCATCCGTCACTAAACCACGGCAATGCATCCCAACCTCCGCTAACTGCAAATTCTGTGCCTTGAATTTGTATTCCGCCATAGTCAATACCTGTCATTAGTTGTGATAGTGACTTTCCTTTCATTCCTGAATTAGGATTATAGTACTTGTTTATTCTGTTAACACTGTCTAATAACTTATCATTTTTGTAATAAGAAATTTTTATTACATCCCCTTTTGTAGGGCTGTTGATTAGTCTTAACTTGGCCTTAAGTAAACTGTATGTGTCGTTAGTCGAAGTAAAATAGATAATTTCGTATTCGTTATTAAACAGTATCTGATCATTTAAAGAAATATTGATTTCATCCTTCTTTTCTGTGGGAGCATATTTCAATTCAAATATTGAAGTAGTTCCGTCAACCGTTATGGATTCGTTTACAAATAATTCTTGGTAATAGCCGTTTTTAGTTATTCTATCAAATTTAAGAGTTGTATCAAAAGATCTAATAGCAGAATTTCCCAATACAGGAATCGCTGTAGCAATATTTGAGTTAGACCCATTTCCCCCAATCAATGAAATTATTGGGGTAGTGATATAACCTTGGCCGGCAGTTAGCACCCTTATCTCAACTACTAAACCGTTGGCAATATATGCCTGAGCCGTAGCCCCCGAGCCGGATCCGGTAATTAGAACGCTAGGTTCAGATGTATATCCGGCACCAGAATTTCCTACAAGTATTTCTGTTATACCAAATCCTAAATTATCTTTCCAAGATTTCCACGGATACAGATCTTTTATATCATTAGTAGTATCTATAGGTAGAATTTTTCCAGAAGCTACTGAATATTCAGGAGGAAGGTCAAAGTCTGTAATTACTGAGTTATACGGATCAGCTTTGGTGTATCTACTGGTGTATTCTCTAATAGTAGTTCTATAAGGCTTAATTTCTTCTATGTAACTGGTATATTCTCTAATAGTAGTTCTATAAGGTTTAATTTCTTCTATGTAATTTCTATAGCTATCTAAATTATCGTTCTTGTAATTTGTTTTTTCCTCAAGACTGCCAACATTATGTATTGCATTGATAAAACTGGTTTTAAATGCCCAATCTATATAATCTTGCTCGGCAAATGCATATCTTATTGAAGTAAAGAAAAGGTCATTCCATAACAGCGAAAGATCGTTTATAAAAATGTCTTGTTTGATTGCTTGCAATATAGTTCTAAGTTCTAATGTTGGCAACAGATCATAGCTACCTATGTCATAGTTGGCTGTTGCATCAAATCCTAAAGTTGTTGTTGAACTGCTATACAAGTTAGAACTGAATACAATAGTTCCGTTTTGTCTGGCTACTAAATTGTAATTGTCTAGTATAGATCCCAACCCTGATTGAGTTTTTTGTAATAGTGCCCAACCGCCTGTGCCATATTCTTTCACGCTCAATATGTCCCCTAATTCAATTTGAATAGTTGGTTCTTCATACAGGTTTCCAATTTCTTTTACTATTCTGCTTACTGAAGAATATCCAGGTGCATACCAGTCTGTATAACTCCAATATTTGGTTGTATCAAATCCCTGTGATGCTGATCTAAAAAAAGTTTTCCGTATAGCGTCCCAACTATATATTGACCAAAATCCGTCAGCAGTTTCGTCATTCCTTACCAACACTGCAAACTGTCGTGCAGTAGCCGTAGCTGAAGTATATTTTTTTCCTTTAGCTGTTACTGACACTGATGATATTCTACCTTGATTATCCAAGGTAGCAACTGCTTTTGCTCCGGTGCCGTTACCTTGGATAGTTATAGGTGGAACAATTTTATAGCCAAATCCAGGATTTATAATATCAATAGTGTCTACTTCTGCATCTACAAGATTTACTCTAAGACTGGCTTGTGTAACTCTTAGTGTATTTAGAACTGTGAGATCAATGTATGTGTCAACTGCTTGATCATACAAATCTAACGTAGATGCAGGAATACTATCTACTTGATTTAATCTTGTAAAATCAATTATATCCGCAAAAGGACGAGTTAACAAAATAGTATTGACTTTATCTAAAACAATTTTTAATATTTTGTTATTGTCTTTGAACATGCTTTGACGAGGTCTAAAAGACAGTCCATATTTTTGTTTCATTGGTAACTTGGGGTCTGGTACAGTGTTACCTGATTGATCAAACCCAACTAGACTATCAATCCATTTGGTTTCAAGATTTGTGTTTGGCTCACTGCCTACCATACCTTCGGTCAGTAGTTGATATTCTGTATGAACTATACCGTTGCTTGTTTTGGTATTTTTAAATTCAATGTTAAACAACGATTTTTCAACACGCAGTAATTGATCAAAATTATAAAATAAAAACTTATCTTTATCAATCAATGCTACTATAGGGATCCCAGACGATTGAGGACTAGATATTAAAGCAGATACCGATGCTGACGATAATCGTCTGCCCGGCACATTTGCAGGAACTAGTGTTTTATTTTTTACCCAGAAATAGTATCTAGTACCAACAAGTACTCCAGTTGAAGAATTGTAAATCTCTTTAATACTATAAACGGTATCTTGAGGATATAGAGGCTGACCCGATATTCCCTCAGACAGGCCTTCGTTTGTGTCAGCAAGTATACTCCAATCCGATGGCAGTAATACAGACTCTACCCACTCATAGACATCAATACTAGATCCATAGGCCATTTGATTCCAGTGCCCTTGTCTATAGGTAAGGTCACCTTGTTCATATTCTATCCATTTTACCTTGCTTAGATCCCACCATAGTTTACCAACATTTTTTTCAAACCATGCCTGATCAGCATCTACTACTTGTTCATCTGCACCTATAGTATAAGTGGCAGGGTCATAGACTGTTTTGTAGGTAATTTCTTGTTCAGCTAGACCTAAGATTTTTAATTTAGCATGATCGATTATATCTATGTCTGCTAGTTTTATGCTGTTTTCGGGATCATAAATTTCAATAGATTTAAATAGTTCTAGATTGGCTCTTAAACCCTGCGAAGCTGTTACATTCCAGATTTGTATAAACGGGTCTTTTCTAAATAATCGTGTCATTCCTCGACTGTCGTCAAGTAGGTTTTGATCAATCTCTGTTAATCGATATGTTGGTGATCCTGTTATAATTACAGACCCAACACAGTCTAAACTATATCCAAAAGATTCAGCATTCTTTAAATCTGCTTCTAATTTTTCAGCTAGAATAAAGACATTGTCTTTTCTTTCAAATACATATACCTGTCCGGTGTATCCTTGATTTTTTGTAAATGTTGTAGAATTACCGTCAAAGGAAGTAGCATCTCCAACATCGAATCTTACCGGTAATCTGTAGGGAGCATTTTTAGCTCCTACTACTATTCTTGTTGCATCAGAATCAATAGATACTGCAGATCCAAACAACGCATTATTGTAATATTCAAAACTATATAATTTTTGTGCTAACGAATACTCAGGCAATTGTGTACTAGTTGTATTAAACACAAACACCGAACCTTGATTTTGAAATCTTACATCTGCTTCGGGACAAGAAACTACTAGAACACTACCAGAGGCGTTAATGTCCATGGCGAATCCAAATCTATCACCAGCTGATATATCTACCGCACTGTTGGTTAGATTTAATTGCTCTATGTTTTCCGCTGTGATCACTTGTTGTAATTCGTAAACCTTATTAGCGTTTCGTTTATAGATATAAATTTTGCCAGTGATTAATGTATTGTCGTTGGAGATCTGTTGCCAGAACTCATATCCATTATCTGGTGGTTGATTTTTACTAACAATGGTGCTGTCTAATGCAGAATCTGGTAACGGATTTTGATCAAACGGTTCTACTAGTCTGTAGTATAAACTGTTGCGCAATACCACATCTCCTTCTCTATATTCCTGATATGAAATCCAAGGTCCTTTATATCTGGTAAAATATTGACCATCACTGTTTGGGGATCCTACTACTAGTATACTTCCGTCTTGATTCATTGCAAGACTTGTTCCGAATTCATCTCCAATTTTTACCAATTCAGAAATCTGATCAGGAGTAAAAAGCCCCACAGGTATTGTAGAGTCACTGTAAGGTGTTGTAGAGTCATCGTCGTCTAACGCAATGTTTGTAGGTAACGAATTCTGAGTACTTATAGAATCTAATTCTATCCAATCTATAGTATCTAATCTGCCTGCTTCGTTGACTGGTATAGAACTGCCGTCACCTTGATAATCAACTATAGCTTGATAAAGCCTATTGTCTTGCCATACTATAGATCCCGTTGGATAAAATTTTGTTCCGTCATAGATTCCTACATAGTTGGTGTTTTCAAGATGTAACCATCCCTGAGTTTGAATTTCTCGATAGGTAATTGTTAAGGTAGCGCCGCTTCCGTATCCAGGAGCAGAAGTTGTAGGTTTGGTGCCGGGACGAACTGTTGTAAATCTTCCACGAGATATCGGCGTGGCTGCTGTAACTATTCCACTATCGATAGTTGCTAAAAAAGTTGCTGTTTGATTATCATAGGTTACTGTTAATGTTGTTGGTTCAATAACTGCTGGCTTAAAAGTCACAGACACTAGGCAACCAACAGACAACGATGATCCGTCCGAGGACTCGCTTGGTTCAGCAGTGACTAATAACGGTGCTGAAGGTAAATCAATCCACAGGCCACGATCCAACGGAGTAACTGTTTTTACGCTGAATGCAACGCTGTTGTCTCCGGGAATAAGTGTTTCTGTATCTACTTCTGCAGTAAATGTTGCGGTCTGTCCTAGATACGTCACTGTTAATACTAGCCCGGCGGATTCTGGATTGTATCCAACTCCGCCGTCAACAATTGTTACTGTATCAATTTCATAAACAGTATAATCCGATCCCCCCGAAGCTACTTCTGCAGATTCAACTTCAGTAACTGTAATTGTGTCGTATTCGTAAAGATACACCCTACCACGGTTGTCTCGAGCGCCAACAGCTGACACTGCCAAGAAATATTTTCCTAGAGTAGAACCAATTGTTAGATTTGATCCAAAAAATTCATCTTGAGCAGGTCTAGGACTAACTATCGACAAAGATTCAATCCATTGGTTGTTTACAAATTTATAGATAGTTATCAGTCCCTGGCCAGCATATCCAGCAAATCTACCGGTGCTGTTTTCTTCTATTAATGTTGCAGGTATCCAATCGGCAGTGTTAAATGTTATAAAAGTTGAGTCACCTAAATTAGATAACGCATTCCCTGTAAAATCATTAACTGCTTTCCAAAGTTTTCCGTTATATAATACAATTTCTCCAGCAAAATAACTGTCTGTAGGTTTAAAGTCGCCCATGAACTTGCTGGCAATAAAACTAGCATATGGCGAGCCTATTATTAAATATTCACCGTCTTCGGATGCGGCCATAGAAAGTCCAAACGATCCATTGAGTTTTAATTTCACAGATGTAGGCGGCGATATAATTTGATATAATTTTAAGCCTTCAGCTGTTTCAACATAGGAAAACACATAGCCTGTGGCAGGCATACTAGAAATGACTTGTTTTAATTTTTCTATGTATAGAACTTTAGTGCCGCTGCCAATTGGCGTTTCAATTCCGTATTCTATTAAATCTTTTCCAGAATATTGTTTGTTTTTTTCTATAACTTCCCATCGTTGATTTTCGTTTGAATCTACCCATAATTTGGTACTATTAGGCAATGCAGCAACATCTGTTAGATTTAGATTGTCATAGTTTTCTATTCTTGAAGATTTAAAAACATTCAAGGTTGTGTATATACTATCTGAAAATTCAGGATTTAATGTTGAGGCCGAAAGCTCTACGGTAATAGTGTTAGACGACACAGCTATTACTTTAAAAAATCCTTCCAGGTCAACAATGTCTTTTATCCCAACAATATTGTCAACTACAATATCGTGGAGTTTGTCTAGGGTTATTACTACTGATAAATTATTTTTTGTAATTCCAATTATTCTTAACAATGGCAAATTCACAAACCTTAGCACATTCCAAGACTGCTTATCAAATGTGATCCACACTGTTGAATTTTCTACAAAATTATTAATATCCAGTTGCAATAATTCTTCTGTGTTTTTTACTACAAAATCAACCTGATCCTGTCTAACATAGCCTGCTATTCTAGATGTGGGTTCTAGGTATGTTTGAGGAGTAATACTGGTTGTAAAAGCACCATCTCTTGCTAGAGTAAAATTTTTAGAATCTATTCTATAAATTTGATCAGTTTTTATATCGCTGATCTGTTCATTGATTATCTCCACTGGCTGTGGATTAATTTCTAGGCTACTGGAAAATATTTCAAACTCAGTTTCGTTAATTTCAGCTAGGTTGCCTAATCTTCCTGATCGAAATGCCCATTCTTCGTTGACTACAATACTGTCTTCATCAGTTTTGCTGAGTTTATCAAATATTTTAGTGATTGCATTTAGGGTACCTTTTTCTCGGATAAACCCTTGATATAGTTGGAACTGCACTATATCGTCTTGTGCAATATTCTGTAGATAGTCTCTGGTTTGATAGCCAATTAGATGTCGGCCAAGATCACGCTGACTAGATCCCAGACCGTCGGAATCAAGATTATAATAGTCTTCAAATTGATTTATTTTATAATCAAAATTAGGAATCAATTGTTTTACAGGTGTGCTATCTAACTTTGTCCAAAAGCTGTCGTTGAACTCTACTTGACTAGTGTGATTTTTTTTACAGGTCCAGTTTATTGATTTAAAATTAACAATGTCTCCCATTCTGTACTCGTAGAATGGGCTCCAAATCTGTATGTTAACATTGTCAAAAATAAATCCCGGACTGGTGTAATCGCCATCCCAGTCTACTGTGCGGAATCCTCTAGATTTAATACGATCTTGTCTATATCCTGTAGGTTTATTATATATCACATCATTGAATACAGTAACATCTGAAAATATAGTTACGTGTTCTTTTAGTATAAAGTGCGCTTTAAAAAAATAAATTCCGTCTGATGTATTAGTTACTGTAATTGTTAAATTTTGAAAATCTCTGTTAACATTTATAAATGCAGGCAACAACGCAGTTCCGTCTGCTTTAAGTATCTGATATGGATAAAAATTATCAAACAAATTGTCTGCTACGCCAAGCGCAAAATTAACATTTACTTTAGATGCAGATGGGCTAATACTGATCAACGCACCAACGTCCCAGTTATGTTTGGTCCAGAACATAAACTCTTTGCTTGAAGTTAACCAATCTTGTGATGTTTTATTATCTCTGTCATATTGATCAAATACAAAACCCTGAGATGATAGGTATGCTCCGTATCCTAATAAAAAATCTACTACTTTTTGTATGGTTGGCAGAATTTCACCATAACTTAATACGTTAGGTCGTAATTTATAAAATGTTTTTCTATATAATGCATTTACAGAACCAACCGTGGAAGGTTGAGGAATTTGCTTGAGATTTTCTGTATTAAAATTAACGCCGCTGGTAAAACTTTTTATTGATCTAAAATAGTTATTACCGTTTTGAATACAGGTTCCATTTCCATAGAATTTTTCTGGTTGCCATTTTACAATGTCTTCGCTGACACCGCCTACAGCAATCACTGAATCGCCAGGACTTTCAATAGCACCGAAGTAATTAAAATACGGAAACTGATTATCGTAGCCTGTTATTTTCCATCCACCGTCAGTTTTTTCTATCAGCACACCACTATATGAAATTGTAGACACCGGAGTACTAGAGTTAAAAATAATTTCATAATTTTCAGGCGGTATAAAAATACTGCTCGACGAAGACCTAGGCGACTTGCTATCTAAAAGATACTTTTGCTGTGTTTGGTCAACAAAGCCTGACAATCTTGTAGTTAGGTTGACATCGATTCCTGAAATTTTGTCTAGTAATAGTGATTCTTGTTGCCCCTGGCTTCTTAAATAATTTATAACATAGCAAACTAGACCGGCAGATTGTGAAACTCCCACGATAGGCATTTCAAAATTATCTAGAGTATCAAACACTCTAGTTTTTTTATTAACAGTTTGTCCTATGATATTTTTATCAAGTTTTGATATGTCAAAACTATTATTGATATAATTAAAAGGTTTGAGTAGGCAAAGAGCTTTAACTAACGCAAATGGCCATTCTGAACTAGATCTCCATCCGTATTCTACTGGGCCCATATCGCCTAACTTAAAGGCTCCGGTATTGTTAATTAGGCTGAAATTTTTGGCTAGACCGGAATCTAAGGGACTTAATAGATTGCCAAGATCGTCCGTTGGAATATGTGATAGTATACTGGCTCTTTTGTATCTGTCATATATACCGGCTCGAGATCCTTGTCGAATAATTCCGTCTCTTAAATCTTCCCAAAGAATTAAGTTCCCTCGAGTATACGGGGCAGGGCCGTATTCACTTTCCCACCATGTAGGTTTTTCACTAAATCCCAACATTTCCCACGGACACTGGTGCGGTCGGGTTGTATCATAGAACCACTGATATACTCCTCTCCAGTAGCCTGGTAAGCTAGATGTACCCAGGCTATCTGTCATATTATTATAGGTGTAGGTGAAACTGTTTTCAGTGTCAAGATACTGATTAATTGTGTAATTAATATTTGTTCCACTTATCCATTTTAAGAAATCTTGGGCAACAATAACGTCAACAAGATCTTTTGAATATTCTGCATTTCCATAATATCCTCCTACTACGTCATCGATGTTGAAAATAGATTCGTTGTATTGAGACTTTATATTGTTGTAAATTCTTAATTCTAGTTCTAAAAGAATGTCATCTCGATAGTCTCCAAACGCTTTTGTAATACTGCCGTCGTGGCCTCGAATAACTTCTATAGGTTCAATATAAGTATCATCAATAAATTTGCTAGGTAGATATTTTTTGTATAGACCTAGACTTGTGGGAGTAAAAGGTATAAAATTAAAAGCTGTAGAAACGTATTCTCTAATGACAATTAGATCACCTTCTATAACTGGTATTAGAAGTGTTACGTATGATGCGTTTTCTGAAAACTGATAGTCTCTGCCTTGTATTAACTGTTGTTTGTTTTTGTAAAGATATACGGCCTTGCGACTTAGTGTGTTTAGATCAAAGTAATTTGATAATCTAAAATTGCTAATATCAATGTCATCCACTATGTATGCAAGTTCAGTGTATGCTCCGCTTCCTATCATGTCTGAATCAACAAATGCTGAATTTTCAGTTTTAGCTTTTCCGTATTCAGAAATTATTTGATCAAGAGACTCTGCAGGATCATCATTATAAAGTATTTCTTTTGATAATTCAAAAAATTTATTTTTAAAATCAGTATATGCTTGCAGTGCATATTCTATTGATTTAATAATATTGATCTGTCTATCGCACAATAAAGTAATAGCTAGAGGCGCAATTCCTGCATGTTTAACAAATCTTCTACCATTATTTTGATAGCTATCGATGTCTCTAAGATTGCTAACTCCTGGATATATTCCAACAAAATTATCTGATAATTCTAACGATGTAGTTACATGGTCAATGGCTTGACCGAGAGTAAATTTTTCAATGTTTTGATTTAATGGATTTTTTTCAAGTCCGATTGGAATTTCATAATAACCTTGATTTGGTTCTGCATTTGAAAATATTTTGATTACAACTGCGTCGTCTGCAAGAAAATCTTTTGCAAAAACAAAAGTACCGTTATTGGCTATTCCTTCATTGATGTTAACTAAACTGTTTTCTAGCCTAACTCCGTTAACATAAAATAAAATTTTTGTAACATTGATATCTACGGTATTCCAGTCAACTGTGTTAAATTTTACTGTGTTAGTCGTGGCTTGAATTGTTGTACTATCTAAAATTGGTTGGATGTAATCTTTGTTTGAGAGTTGCCAGCCATTAGCGTATTGGTTAGTTTGATTTAATTTATAAAACCCTTCATTTATTGCCTTTACATACGGAACTTTATTAATCTGGTACGTAAACGTTTGAGAATCCCAATTAAATAAAAATTGAATATCTCCTACATTATCTATGTTAAGATATTGAAGACTTATTCCTAGTTCAGTATCTACTATGCCATTTCCTTTGGCATAACTTAAGATTTCACTGCCTGAAAATGAACTAGTAGGATAAGATTCTACGTTTGAAAAACTAATCCCTGTACTGTCAAAGGCATCAAATAATGGTTGCTGTTGTACCTTTGTTTTTTCTTGACTAAGTCTCCAATCAGTACCGGTAAAATAAAACATTTTTCCTCGATTTTTTAGACCTCTACTAATTAAAACTGTTTCGCCAATAGTGGAGGCAGAGTCAAGCGAGTCAATTAATGTTATTTGAGAAACTGAAGCACCGGTGATAGGATCGGGATGTTGTATGAATTTTACATTGTATATTTTGTTGTTGGCTAAAGAATCTGTATCGGCTGTAATTAATACCCGAGCTCCTTCAAATAATTCTTCACCATCAATATTATAACCTGTACTTCCTTCTATTACTGAAAACACGTCCGAAGTAAAATCATCAATATAATCAACCGTAGTTTTAGCTATTGAACCGTGCTGATATAATTGAAGACCTGCTATAAATTCTATAATTGGACGTTTAGCTCTCGACAAGTCGGCACCATCAAAACTAGTTCCGTTGTAGGTGTGTGCCTTATTCAATACCGATATATGGAACCAACGATTATAACGACTCCACGGATTAAGGTCAGGACTAGATCTGTTTATGGTAATGTAATCTTTATCTACCGGATAGGCAGATGCATCATCAAATGGTTCTGTATCAAATCCCGAATTATCAAATAGAATTTCAGGAATATTTTTACTAATTAACGGTACTACTAGATCTGTAAAGTTAACCAGAGTGATGGCTGTGCCTACTCCTTCTATCAACCATTTGTTGTCAGCATATTTTGTTGGTGTTATATTTCCAAAAAATTCAACAATTAATCCGTTGGTAAACTCTATGCCGTTACTAGAAGTATACGTAGACTTTCCTAATATTTCTTCGTCAACATTTATTTTAGTATTCGAATCCATATCGGATATGATAAATCTTCCAAGTCTATCAGGGTAAACAGTGCTTTGATAATATAATACATCTGGTGCATTATAAGGCACTTCAAAGGTTAATGTACCAGTGCTAATTCCATTGTTTACTATGCCTTGATTATAATCCAGTGCTCCTTGTACATATACATCTTCAATAAACTCCCAGTCTTGTGAATTCAATGTTATGCTACTACCGTCAGCTGGTGATATCTGTATTTTTGCTTTCCATAGTTTCCCGTCATAGATAACTACCTGTCCTGCATTGTATGGTACAATAGGATCAAAAATCAAAGATCCAGTATCATAGTAGCTTCTTATTGCAAATGCTTCGCCTGGTAGTGATATGTTAAACTTGTAAGTTTGTCCTCGGTACAGATTAATCGTGGGATTATTTGTTAAGCCGTCTGGTGTAAAAATCCAATTGTCGCCAATTCCTTGTCTAACTTTGTAGGTGCTAACAATTGTTGATGCCTGGCCTAAAACTCTTACAGGAGGCGGGCCGCTCGGTGCCCAATAGTATTGTCTAAAATTAGTAAACTTATCCCAGTCAATAGGAGGATCCCAACTAAAATGATCAGCTTCAGTTTCTAGACTGTCATTTTCATTTTGATTATTAAAAAATTTCAGCTGATTTTTAAAATCTATATAATCGTAAAAATTTGTTATTCTTGAATTTTCATCGCGAATAACAACACCAGGTTCTAGTTGATATCTGGAACGAAGTGTATTGTTGCTGTCAAGATAAATGTCTTTGCCATTATATGTTTTTCCAAATCTGCGGCCAACATATCCTACAGTTTTTTCTAAAACTCCAGGTTGTATCAAAGGATCAACTACTCCTGCTAAAAATTTAGCATTAGCGTCTGTTTGAAAAATCTGTGGTAATAGTTCTACTGCACGTCTAATTGGTAATTCACTATCTGGAAAAATATTTTTTGCCATCTTACACCTTAATATGTACTAGAACTGACTGAAACAATCGATGTTCTAGTTTCAACTGCATTTATAGCTGTTACAATTTCGATATCGTCGACGGTTGCTCCGCTAACAAATATTTCATCTGATCGACTTTGTATTTCAAATAAACTACCAAATGACTGGCTGAGTTGTCTGGGAACAATAGTCATGTTACTGACATCAGGCGACACTGCATTTGTAATAAAGGTAATTAATTCGCTAACATAAAATCTGTCCCCAAAGTCCCAATTTTTAATATCAAAAAAAGTATTAATTGAATTAATAATACGTACTTTAAGGTCGTTGTCATTAATTGTTTTGTATGGGTTTTTAACAACTTTAAACACGGCCTGTAAACTTTCATCTGCTAACGCACCAAACAATATTTTATAATTTGTTGTATGATAAACTATTTCGTCACTGATAGATTTTATAGCATTGAGATTTGTACCAAAACTTATGCGTAAACTATCAGAACTTGGAGCTTCGGGTTTCGCGGCGGCTCCTGCAAGATAATTTCTAAAAGCAGTATCGTATGACCGTGTTAATAAAAATATATCAACAATGTTGCTAACACTAGGATCAATCCTTCTATCAACGTTTGCATTGTGAATATAATGGAATTTTAATTTATCTCTTCCTACATTAGCTTTATAGTTACTCTGCAACTCTAAAATTTTAGAGTTATTAGAAGATACTACTACCTTTTTAATTCTGTCTTCATTGCTGTTATAGAAATATATAAAACTGCCTTCTGCATAGTCATCTATGTTGATATTGCTTTCAGTCGGAGTAGCCGTGATAATTTTTGTTGAATTATCAATAAATTCAAAAATTTTATTTCCTGCTATATCAACTGTTTCTTGAAAAAATAAAAATTTTTCTTCTGCATTTTCAGTCCCAGAAAAATCCGTACCTACAACTTCTTCAAATGCATCTGGGTCATCTATTATTCCGTCATCGTCAGAATCAGCAAATGAAATTTTGATTTGATCAGCTGCTTCGTAGCCATCTTCGTATCTAATAGTATCACTGATTTCAAATGGAATATCTCTAGTCAATGCATTAATTTTTGTAAAATCTGTGTTAATTCCCAGAATTTTAATTTGATCTTTTACTGTTTTTCCGGTTACTGCACTATATGTTTTTTGATTTGTGTCAAGATAAAATCTATTCTCACTGATGCTGCCAAATGCATAGTAAAGTCCTCTTACTCGTACATTGTAACGATCGCCTTCTTTTACAAAAGCCACTAGCCAAGATGCATCAATTGAACTGTTAGAAACGTCGCCGGTTTTTCCTAAACTAAAATTTATAGTGGTATTCAAATTTGAAGACGTTATAATTTTCCATGCCGATTCAACGTAGTCGTATCTTAGACCAAAATTTAGATTATTCAACATGAAATTAATTATTTCATTTTCTAACGCTGTAGGCAAATTGTTTACAAATTTAGGTATTATTCGAGAAGCCACGGCTCTTGAAGGGATTATATCATTAAATTCAACTGGGCCAAGTCCCGACACTAGAGCGCCGCGATTAGAATTAGTGCCGTCGCCCGCTACCTTAGTAACTTTAGTCCAAATATACGATTTGTAATCAGCATCTTGAGAACTAGTATCGACTTCAACTATTTGATTGTCTTTGAAAACATTTTTTTTGCCGGTGACTGTTGAAGTGGGAGGAATAAATTTTATTAATGCTCCTACCTTGGCATACTTTAACGTGTTAGTTGTATAGGTTCCACATTTTAACAAGGCAGAATCTATGGTGTTAATAAAATAACCAGTTGAATTATTAATGTCGTTGGTTATCTGTGTCCAGGCGGTAGTTTGGTCTACAAAAACAATTTTGTTGTATTTTGTAAAATAGAAGTTGTAAACTTCAGTGTTTGTAAATAATGGCATATCTAATCGATTAGAATATTTAAAATTTAACGTTTTTTCATTTTCTTCTTTATAGATAAAACCGTCAGTGGCAAATACATTTACCGAACTATACTTTCCGCTAACATCTATAATGTCAAAGTTTCTTGAAATTCCACTAGAAGTTCTGTTTATAGACTTGACCTTTAAGATATCTTGAGAAGCGCCAAACGGTGCCAAGTTATAATCTTCGCCGGTGATCATTCTGTTTTGTGTATAATACACCGCAGGTGCGTTGGCTCTAATTGAAGCAACGTCTTCAGAGGCTGCTGCAGATGTCACTGAAGTTTTTAAACTAAGGCTGATTGTGAGTGTGTGTTCTACGCCCTGCTTGTTAGCATATGGAATAGAAACGTTTATTCCTCTCATTTCTGTTGGGCTGATTGTGTACACTAATCCGTTACTGACTCTATAATAAAATCTAAAACTTCCTTGCGGTAAGTTTCCGTAAACTCCGTCACCGAACAGAATATCTACTCTGTCATTGTTTTTTGTAAGGACTTCGTAGATAGTTCTTACATTGTTTGTAACACTATTATAGGCAATATTGTTTCCTACAAGAGACGATACTCGTGTCCATTCCGCTTGTTGTGTGCCTGCTGTATCTAGGCCAAATAACCATAGATCGTCATTGTTGATATTTTCTGCATCAACTGCTACTTTTTCATTAGTGGTCGGAACTGCAATGGCAAAATCTGCTAGCTCTAGACTACCTTGCTTAAACATTAAAAAGAAACCAGTGTTTGAACTTCCTGCGCCACGAGAATCGTTTTTGTATATAAAACCTAGCTCATTTTTTGGCACTGGTGGTTCTTCGTATATATTTTCTTTATCAATAAAACTTGTGCTCACCACCTCAAATGACATGCCGCGGCCGGCAACTGTTTTTGTATAGGCAAATAACGGTACATCTGCTAACAGTGTTCTAAATCTATATTGTTCAGTCGGTATCGTCTGTATAATTGCAGAGCCTTGACTACGGCCAAATTCAGTGTTATCGCTCATTGCCGAATTCAACACCAAGATAAACTGTTCTAACCAGTTGATGTTCGTGGCATCATTCCAAATAATAGTCTGTGATTGTAGATTTTTTCCGTTGCTGTCTAATAGATCTTCTGTGGTACTTACGGTGTCAAATTTTAACAGGCCTGTTGCTGCAATGTTTCTCTTGGCATTGTAACTCAGCATACGTGCTAGGCGTAGCACACTTTCTTTTCTTTCAGCTAGTTCTAAAAAATTTTCTCTACTTGCTAGATCAATACGAAAACTTATGCTTTGACCAAGGAATGCCACTGCATCGATTAATGCCAAGTATTCTGAACTTTCTATGTAATCGTTGAAATCTTCTGGGTAGTTTTCACGCAGATACGTGATCATTACTCTACGAAGATTTTCAAAATCATAGCTTTTAAAATCAGCATTTTGAAAAGTCTGATATATAGTTTTCCAATCTTGGTTGAGTATTAAATTAGTTTGTCTTGTTGTGGTTGACATTCGTATCCAGTTCCTTTGTAGTATTTAATCAGAAAAAATAACTGGTCATTTAATGACTGAATTGTTTTTATCAAAGTCAAAGGTCATTCTTTCATTGACATTAAAAGGAATATAAACTATGTCAGCTTCAATGCGTATTCCTTGATCTGTTGAATCTACCAACACTGCATTAATGGCAATTCTAGGATCGTAGTTAATAATATCTTCAACATCTTTAGATATAAGAGTTTTTACTTCATCGGTAAAATTTTCAAAAATCATATCCCAAATAATAGTTCCAAAATTTGGGTTTTCTAATTTTTCACCTTTTCGAATATAAAAATGATTTATAATATCTTGTTTAACTAGATCTATATCATATAGTTTAAAATTCTTTTTAGATTCTGCTGAGCTAAACCCCTTGTAGGTAAATGCGCCGTTATCTCTATCGCCTACACTGGCTTTGTTTTTTGCCACAGTTTTTTGATTATATAGTTTTGCCATGTTTATTCCTTAGTCTACATCTCTATCAGTTTTATCTGGTTGAAAAAATTCCGGGGCATTCGATTCGTGCAATTGCCAAGGTTCGTGCATAGGTACCCGCCACATTACTGTCTTTAATTTTTCTTCCGACTGGTATCTCTTCTTTTGTCCCCAACCAACTGTGATATCACTTACTGGTACCTCGTGAAGCGATAACGGCTCAATAGCTTTAGCTTTATCAGATGAAGAAGCGGTAGGACCATTCATGTCAATTCTACTGGCAGTTTCTTTATATCGACCCCCAGCTTTGATATCCATTGTACCCGAGGCTGTATTTTTAAAATTACCGCCTGAATTAATGTCAAAATTTCCTGCGCTGGTTATTTTAGTGTTAGCTCCAACAACGTGTTCGTATTCAGCACCTATAGTCAGTTTCCCGTCTTTGCCTGCAGTGATTAAAAAATCTGTAGCTATGTCGGCTTGTAGTCGTCCAGAGGCTGCTCGCATATTGATGTTTCTGCCAGCTTCAAAATTGATATCCCTATCAGCTCGTATATTCAAATCGTTTTCAGTATGAATAGACACAGAATCTTTTGCATAAATGTCTATTTTACCGTTGCTGGTTAGTTCTATCCAGGCGGTGCCTTTGGAGTTTGCAATGTAGATTAAATCTTCTGTGTTGTGAAGCAACAACTGGTGTCCAGTACGAGTACGCACTCGAAAATATTCATTGTAAGGAATAGTGGGGTCGCCTTTTTCTCCCTCGAGAGTATCTGCGTATTCTCTAGGACCTTCTCCTGCAGGCTTTTTTCTTTGATATTGATCATCACCGTCATCAAATACCAGCTGAGTACCACCTAGTCTACTCACAAATACTGGAGCAGGACTTTGACTTTGTTTTGTACCTATACTTTTTTTCAATGCTCCTGGACGGCGATCTAATGGGCCGGGAGTGCTTATGCCAAATACCATGTTTGGCACAGATCTTCTAGAAGTAGATGTTGTTGCGCCTCTAATGTCGTCCTCTAATAATCCCTGTTCTAGAAATCTATCAGCTATAGGATGCACTGGTTTTTTTATTTTATCCACCGCCATGTTTTTGTCAAGAGTATTAGCGGCTCTGTTTATTTCTCCTACTGGCAGAGGTTGTTTTGTATCAAATTTTTCTTTATCACTATCAGATAGTTCAACATCTGTAGATGCAGCAATTGCCGGAATCATATTATTGGTAAATCTACCGGGCACACAACTGATCCAATATCCCTGTGAAGGATCTCCGTCTACAAATGCCACAAGAACAGTTACTCCAACGTCTGGTGGAATAAACCACATCCCGTAACTTTTTTGTGTATCATTAAAATCTGTTTTGTTTTTCCCCATAAATTCATAAGCCGTTGAGCCATAAAATGGGCTGGCAAACATCACTGAATAGGTCTGATTTACATCACCTATTATGTTTCCGTCTCTTCTTAACAGGGTGACCTGGAGTCCTCCCATAAATGCTGGATCAAGATGACTGATTACCCTGGCCAGGTATAACCCTGCGCCCATGTCTCTTTTTCTAGTATTACCTAATCTTTTTTCAGTAGACAATTTATGCTCCGGCTGCTATGGCAGCATCAACAACAGATGACACATCTTTTTGTTCTTTTAATGTATACAACAACACTTGAGATTTGCTTATATTACTTTGTCCTTCATAGGACTGAGGCTGTCCAGTCATCCTGATCAATTTTAAAGTCTGTTGAAAAGTTCCAGCACTAAATTTGTGACCACAACTAACTACTTTATAAATTCCGCTAAATGGACTTACTATTTCACCTTTGGGGAAATTCCATAGACCACCTTGGCCAGTAGTGCCTAAATTTGGTTCTATAGGTGTTCTAAAAGTAACATAAACATAAACATCACTTCCTTCATAATTCATTGTAAGATCACCGTTAACCTGCGAAGAAGGTCCCTTGGGTGCAAGATAATTGCCTAGTCCGGTATCAACTAACCAAAATGGATCACCTAGAATATCAATAGTTAAATTGATAAGATCTGCGGAATTATTTAAAAATGCATTTTGAAAAGTATCTGCTACTCTTCTTTCTGTACTTACATCGCCCGAACCCCCCGAAATTGGTGGTCGTCCAGCTGCTTCGTCTGGTTTAACTGACTTACTTCCAGTGACTGATGCGGCAGTTTCTGGTTTGCTTCCAGTTTGTAGTTCCGCTTTATTGGTTTTTTCTTTGCCAGACTCATTGGTATCTTTGCTTTGATTGGTTGCAGTCTGCTCCGGAGGCGAGATAGGTCGTCCTGTGTAAAACATATTGTCTATGTCTATGTCAAACTTTAAAACATCAAGGTTTAATCCGGTGTATATGTAATCGTACTGCTTGGCAATGATTTTTTTAAGTTGCGAAAGTCCAGGCGAAGCAGCAGTGGGATTTTTTAAAATATCACTGTGAACTTTAAATGGCAACACTCTAAAGATTATCCTTTTAGCATACTCATTACGTGAGATGTCAAAATCTAATAGTTGTATTTGAACATCAATTCTAAACCACTCAATTTCTCCCGTACTGGCGTTTATGTTTTTTTCAACAATGGCATTTTTAGCATAGTTACTGCTTAACACACATTGGGTTATGATATCAGTTAACGATTGATTTTGTGCAAATTTAAATTCTCTAACACTGGGATCAATGGTCATTTTATTGCGCTGAACTAGTCCTGTTTTTTCATCTCGTACATCACCTTCTAGACTGCTTACATATGTTCCGCCAGAGCTTGGAGTGAATCCCATGGAATTTTTATCTATGCCTAATGGGCCTTCTCCAAAATTTGAAGATTCTTTTGAATTAGATCCAATATCCTGGTTTTTAATTTGAGACGGGGGTGCAGCAGCTTTGTCTAGGGAAGTTCCTAATTTAGGATCAAGTCCAACATTGTCACTAGCATCAGTAGGAAAAACTATCAAATACTTGTTGGGAATTCCTCCTTGTTTTTTTACAGAGTTTATTTCCCTTTCATTGAGCACTGAAACTAGACTTCTAGGACCAGATGCTAAAAGTTCTTTTAGAGTATCTCCAACAATAGCAATGTCTGAAAATGACTGATTTAGTGTATTTGAAAATCCCTGATGACTGTAAGGTATACATTCGCATTTGTAATTGCTGCCGCCTTCATTTACACTGAATTTTACTTTTTTAAATTTTACCGTCCAATATCTTGCCAGCTGATCGGTGCTGGCAAAAACATTACCGTCGTCTGTGAATCCTAAAAATTCAAGTTTTAAAAGATAGGGCGCATTATCTAGATAACTGGCATATCCAGCATTTATAGCAGCTACCTGCATGCTCTGCAACAGCAGTCCCATACTATAGGGTTCATATATATCAAAACTAAATGATACAGCATTGGTGTTTCCAGTTTTTTCTGAGGCAGCAACAACAGTATGCATTTGAAAATTATCTACATAATATTCGGGCGAGCCGTTTACGGTATTTGTACGATTACCTCCAAATCTGCCAGCAGATGCAAAAATTATAGATGATTGAGTTTTTGCGCCTGATTTACCATTATAAGAATCGTTTAACCATATAGATGGATTTCCTCTATATGATTTGGGATCATTGAACTGCTTAGGTGTAAGGCAGGCCATGCTCCATAATGGAACATAACTGGCAAACTTATGCAACGGATTAATATATGGTGGTCCGCTGGCGGCGGCTGCTCCTGCTGGCGATGCCGATGCAGAATTGTCTCCCGATTCCTTAGTTGTGTTAACTGTAGCACCTACGCTTTGAACGGCTGTGACTACCCTGGCTAAGTTTTGAGAAATCATATCACACTCCTAGATACTTTTGAAGATTTGATTTCTTGGGGCAAAAAATTTTTCTTCCTGGTTCAAAATCATAGATAGGATCTCTAATAGTATCCATATTCCTTTGAGCAAACACCCACCATAATTTAGGATCTCCGTAAAGGTCATAGGCCAACAGGTCCGGTCTATGTCTGTATTGTCCCTCAATAGCATACAAAAAATCATCGGGTTCGGACGGAACTGGTCGTATTTCTAACAATTCAAGATAGAGATTGTTTTGCGGCGTATTGGCCCAAGGAGAAGATCTTTTATACTCGGCCATTTAGATACTTCCTACAATTGAACCGTTGGCATAATTTTTTAAGTTAAACTCTCGAAGCTTTGTTCTATTATAGATTGGAGATACTGTTACTGAAATTTCACTTACTACAGGTACCCAGGTTGGGGAATTATTTTTATTGCATTTGATGTAGTTGACTTCTGGAGGTAGTGTTACACTGAACGATTTTATGATAACCGGAACACTGTTGAATACTCTTGAACCATATCCAGAAAGATTACAGATAATTGGTGGATTTCCCACATTATCTCCTGAACCAAACCACATCTTGGTTGCTGTTTTAAAAAATGTTGTTGCTTCAATCCAATACTCTGCGTCTTTTGCAGTTTCTGCAGAAAACTCTCCAGTGATTGTGATGTCGTCTATTTGACTGTTTTTATATGCTTGAAAAGGTTGATTACTATGCACGGGATCAATTTGTGTATAATTCGCTTTAGAGGACACAGTAACACTGGGAGTGTAAGGCCATACTACACCGTTGGTACTTTGCAATCTTTCAAATGCATTACCAAATAGTCCAAAATTTGCATTGATTCGCACACGCCAATCATCAGCAGTTCCAGGCTGAATTGCTACAAAAGCCCCCTGTTGTTTAAAAATTTCTCCTCCGCTTGGCAGATTTTTTGCTCGGCCAAGACTGAGTATATTGTTGAGGGCTCCTGCGGCGCTGGAAATTGAAGTAGCCAGTGATTGCAATCCGGAACCAAGCCCGCCGGCTGACAATCCTAGTTTACTAATACTGGCTCCGATGTCAGCAGCTCGATTTGATAGATCCCCAACATTAGGTAGACTCTGTGCAAGATTTGCCACATTGCCTAAAGCTGTTTTTGCAAATCCAGCAAGTTGGTTGGCTCCGCTTTGAAGATCGCCGGTTACACCGCCGAGTGGGCCTAGGCCGCTGTTTAAAGCTCCTCCGAGCTGGGCTACTTTTGAGTCTAAACCGCTTTTAAGCGAAGCAAACTTTTCGCCCACTGCAGAAACATTAGCTGCATTGGTCACCGAGGACACAGCTTCAGATACTGATGCAATAAGTTTTGCTTGCGGATTGATTGGCAATGGCATAATAAATCTCCGTATACTCTATTTATTCTTGAAAAAATGTGCTATAATATAAGTAATAGGAGAACCCATATGATAACTACCGTACCTAAAATCAAGTATCTAACCAATAAAGATTTACTAAAAGAAATACATTTAAGTAAAAATACCTACTGTTATTTTGAAAAATCTGAATACGCAGACTATGATTTAATTGTATCTGATTTATCAAAAATCAACATACGCACCATAGCAGACGCCAAAAGAAATAAAGCATCTAAACTGTCAAAGTCTGCACAAGAGCAGGCACAGCTGACAAGTGGCAAAAAACTACCTGCTAAAGAATTTGAAGTTGACTACAAGAAGGTAGCAAAAACTGATGTTGTATTTAGAATAATGACGTTTGATCATATTCCCCTGGCTCCTGGACGTAAAAAGACCTTGAAGAATACTGCTGACAGCCACGACAAGGTAAACTTTCCTCCATTCCAACACTGGAAGTTTGATGATAGCAATAACTTGGTGTGTGTAGGTAAAAGCCACTGGAAAGGCGATTTGATAAATGGTGCTTTTAACAAAGAACACGGAAAAATGACTAACAATCTAGCTCGTATGTTTTTAAAACTATGCGAGAGATATGCCACTCGAGGCAACGTTCGAGGTTATACCTACAACGACGAAATGCGTGGACAGGCTATTCTACAGCTAACACAGATTGGTTTACAGTTTGACGAATCAAAATCAGACAATCCCTTTGCCTACTATACTGCTGCGGTTACCAATTCATTTGTTAGAATCATCAACATTGAAAAACGCAATCAAAATATTCGAGACGATATTTTAGAAATCAACGGAATGAACCCTAGTTGGACTAGGCAAAATGCGTCAAGCGGTGGAGGAGGTGGAGGAGCCGTGAGTACTGGATCTGTGGATGGTAGTGATTGGGATTGACCTAGCTGTTGTAAATGTGTTACAATAACTAAGGAGATTCTATGTCATTATTCAAAAAAGTAGCCTGTTTCACCGATATTCATTTCGGACTAAAGTCTGGAAGTCGTACACACAATCAAGATTGCGAAGATTTTGTTTCTTGGTTTTGTAAAACTGCTAAAGCGGAAGGTGCAGAAACTTGCATCTTCCTAGGCGACTGGCACCACAATCGTAGTACTACAGATGTAAGTACTATGAACTATACTGTGTCAAATTTAGAAAAGCTAAGTGCTAGTTTCGAGAAAGTATATTTTATACTGGGCAATCACGACTTGTTCTATAAAGACAAGCGTGAAATTAACTCTATTGAGTTTATGCGCCTGTTCCCAAATATTGTGCCTATTAAAGAAAGACTAACTCTAGGTGATGTTACTATCATGCCTTGGCTGATTGAGGACGAGTGGAAAACTATTCCTAATATCAAGAGCAGGTATTTGTTTGGTCATTTAGAATTGCCCAGCTTTTATATGAACGCCATGGTGCAGATGCCTGATCACGGAACAGTTCAACGTTCGCATTTTGCCAATCAAGAATACGTGTTTACTGGCCATTTTCACAAACGGCAACAAGGTGGCAATATTGTATACATTGGCAATGCGTTTCCACATAACTATGCAGACAGCGGCGACGACGATCGTGGCATGATGATTTTAGAATGGGGTGGCAAACCAGAATACAAAACTTGGCCTGGACAACCAGTTTATCGTACCTACAAACTCAGTCAGATCATTGACACTCCGGATAAGTTGTTACGTGAAAAGATGCACTGTCGTGTTACTATTGACTTGCCTATCAGCTTTGAAGAAGCAAACTTTATTAAAGAACAATTTATTCCGCAGTATAAACTGCGTGAACTCATGCTGATACCAGAAAAGGTAGAAGTAGAATCTAATCAGGTTCCTATCGATATTAACTTTGAAAGTGTTGATACTATTGTTATCAATCAGATATCTGCTATTGACAGCGACTCCTACGACAAAAATATGCTATTAAGCATCTACAGCAACCTATGATAAAAATTCAAAATTTAACCGTGCGTAATTTCATGAGTGTGGGCAATCAAACTCAGGCTATTGATTTTGACAAAGGGCAACTAACTTTGGTCTTAGGCGAAAATCTTGACCTAGGAGGCGATGACAGCGGAGCTCGTAACGGCACAGGTAAAACCACAATCATCAATGGCCTTAGCTATGCTATCTACGGCAACGCATTAACCAATATCAAGAAAGACAATCTTGTAAACAAGATCAACAGCAAAGGCATGTTGGTCACAATGTCTTTTGAAAAAGACGGAACTACCTATCACATTGAACGAGGTCGTAAACCTAATGTGTTAAAATTTACCATCAACGGTTCGGAAATGAAACCCGTAGATCAAGACGAAAGTCAAGGTGACAGTAGAGAAACACAAAAAGCCATTGAAGAAGTGTTTGGTATGAGTCACGATATGTTTAAACATCTTGTGGCGCTGAACACGTACACAGAACCGTTCCTTAGCATGAAAGCAGCTGATCAACGTGCAATTATTGAACAACTGTTAGGCATTACACAGCTCAGTGACAAAGCAGAAGCCCTCAAAGAAGCAATACGTATTAGCAAAGACAGTATCAATTCTGAAAATACCAAGATTGAAACCATTAAAATTTCCAATGACCGTATTCAACAGAGTATTGATGCTCTTGAACGCAAACTTAAAATTTGGGATGAACAAAAAGAAACGTCACTGGCTAATCTAAGCAAGGCCATTGAACGGCTTCTTGACATTGACATCGATGTGGAAATTGCAAATCAACGGGCACTTGTTGAATGGAATAAAAATAAGAAAGATCGTGATGCGCTTATTTCGTTAATTGCTAAACAGACTGCGGCGTTAGAAAGAGAACAACGCAGTTTAGAAAAAGCACAAAACGAAATGGTATCTCTTGCGGAACACAAATGTCATAGTTGCGGGCAAGATCTGCACGATGAAAAACATGAAACAATGATGGCTGCAAAAGCCCGTCAGGTCACAGAATTTACAGATGGAGTTGCTGGACACCAAACAGAATTAACTGATCTCAAAACAGCATTAGATTCGTTGGGCGTAGTTGAAGCTTGTCCTGCCGTTACCTATGACAGTCTAGAACAGGCACTGAATCATAAAAACACACTTGACGGACTAGAACGTGATCTTGTTATCAAGGACGCAGAAACCAATCCTTATCAAGAACAAATTGAAGAATTAAAAAATACAGCGGTACAAGAAATAGAATGGAATACTGTAAACAGTCTAGTTCGTATCAAAGAACACCAAGAATTTCTGTACAAGTTGTTGACAAACAAGGATTCGTTTATCCGTAAACGTATCATAGATCAAAACTTGGCCTTTTTAAATCAGCGACTGACTTATTATCTTGACAAGATCGGACTGCCGCATATTGTGGAATTTCAGAACGATTTAACGGTGATTATTACACAACTTGGACAGGACTTGGACTTTGACAATCTCAGCAGAGGTGAACGAAATAGACTCATATTAAGTCTCAGTTGGGCATTTAGAGATGTATGGGAAAATTTGTATCACAGTATTAACCTATTGTTTATTGACGAACTAGTAGACAGTGGTATGGATGCCAACGGTGTTGAAGCGTCTATTGCTGTATTAAAGAAAATGACTCGAGAAAGAGATAAAAATGTATTCTTGATATCGCACAGAGATGATCTAACCAGTCGTGTTAATCACGTGTTAAAAGTCATTAAGGAAAACGGTTTTACCAGTTATTCAAACGATGTGGAGATTGTTGCTTGACAACAGAAGCACATGACAAGATGATTGCTGCTTTTCAGGAATATTTTAAGTGGCAAACTAGATTCGAACACAGAGGCTCAGACGAAGCAGGCATTAAGGCACGACATTGGCTATCAGAAATACGCAATGAAGCATCAATTAGGCGAGTAGAAATACAAGAAAAAAGAGAAGAACGTAAAAAATCCAGAAAAGGCATGGTAGGTCGACCACCTAAGGTAACTAAGTGAGTGCAATGGACATATCAAAATCAACCTGTAAACGAAATACCAGAAGGCTACATTGGCTTTGTTTACCTCATCACCAACACAACTACCGGACAAAAGTACATAGGCAAAAAATTAGCACAATTCAAACGTACTAAACCCCCACTCAAAGGCAAAAAACT